AAATGGTCAACACAAGATGGACTGTACTCATGTCTAAGTTCTATTGGAAGCTGAAGGCAGGTGGTGCTTTCAAGCCTATGAAGTATCAGATAACATACATTGTAACAAATCTGAATCGTAAACGAACTAAGCTAATCTCTGGACGGCTCAAGACATACCCTAGTAACAGATGGGGTTATGGATATTACATCAACAAACACAAGAGGCAACGATGAGCGATTACACTAGCTTCGATATTGTACTAACAGAGCTGTACGGAAGTATGAAGGACAGCAGCGATACATTCCTAGAAGAACTAGAAACATGTCAAGACCCTGCTGAACTACTAGCCTTGATGAATGAATACGTCATGTTCTTACAGCATGCAACCTACCTAATGACAGACAGCATGATGACATCACGTCCTGCTAACAAGGAGGATTTACATTGATTCAGTTAACGTATGAAGCAGCCTTTATTATTGGGGCTGTGTTTGGATTGGGATTGTATTTGACGTGGAATAAAGCAGAAGCGTCTGGATATGAACAGGGATACGGTGACGCTTGCTATGACGTAGCCAAAGGAAACATCACCGTATCTCTTACACCTCCTAGTGAGATGGACCAGTAGCTTTAGCTGCTACCACTTCACCTTGTCTGCCCAGTAAGCAGCACTCATCTTACCTTTCTTGATGTTCTTGCTATGACGAGCCTTGAAAGAGGCTCTCTTCTTCTTCATCTTCTCAGACTCCCCTGCTTTAGGTTTACCTGCTGTCTTGGCTCCCTGCTCTCCAAACCTGATGGTCTTGACCTGATCTCCTTCCTTCGCCACCACAACGTGTGACTTGGTTGGGTGGTTCGGTGTACGCTTTGGTTTGTTGTAGCCTGAGACGCCTGCTCTTTCAAGTCTGCTATCCTTCTTCTTAGTGTTAGCCATTAGTCTAACCTCTCATTGTATTTCTCTGCACCACCGCCATAGCGGTTGTACACGAACGTACCGATTACAGGAATATCCTTCAAGAATTTACCCCAATTAGGCTCTTCCTTAAAGGCTTCAGCAGCAGCACGGTACGGTAGCGTAGTAGTTCCCATAGGAGGAGCAAGCATATTTACTGCACCATCTGCTATATCACCACGTCCAACATAACGATCCCACATGTATTTACTCATACCAAGTACACCTAGTAGTGACCACAGAGCACGATCAGGAATATCTTCAGGACGTACTTCCCTACCTAATATTAAGTCAGTCATGGTTGTAGCTGTGACACCTGATGCCATCATATAGGTACTAATCATAAACATGTTCTTAGCTGCTTCGTCTATGTTACCTTTCATAGCTTCTTGAACTACTTCACGACGAATAACGTCCCACTGCTTTAGAGTAAATGATTTAAGCATGTAAACAACACGCCAGTTTGACATGTCAGAATATGCTTGTGGCATGTTAGACATGTTATATGGCTGCAGCTCACCAAGATTATTCATTGCTAAAAACTTAACATTCTCTGTGACTGTACCATTACGTAGGTCACGAATGGTTTCATCCATACGATCACCTAACTGGTCTTGATACTTCTTACGAAAGCGTGCTTCCCCTGCTTTAGTTTTAACTTCTGCGATGTGTTTACGGTATGCAGCATTCATGATCGTTTCTTTACCAAGACGGTCAATCCTGTTGAACTGAGACATGTTAAACACTCTGTGAAGTAGCTTAGCTGTACCTCGACCACGCTGCAGTTCGTGAGCTATGGCATGTTCAATACCGAGATCAACTGCAGTAATGTCTTTCTTACCGAACGCAGCAGCAATAGTATTACCAATACCGAACTTACGTGCAGACTGTCCTAAATCCTCTAATTGCTTTAGTGCCGAGATGATGTCACCGATAGTATCAATATACCCAAGGTCACGGATACCACCTACAAGTTTACTAGGTACGTTAGTCTCACCTTTAAAGCGTGACTGTAGTAGCTTAACTAGTTCATCAACTTGCTTACTGTTGGTAATCTCACCTAACTCAATAGCTTCTTGAACAACCTTACCAATAGACTCCGTGCTAATCTCAGGCGATCCGTCCGTCATACGAGCTACGTCTCTGTATCGACCAAAGAATCGAGCACGTTCTAAAGTACGAGTACTGTTTTCAACGTAGCGGAGCAGACTATCAACCGCATCATCGTAGAAAGGTTCTAGCTTAGGATCGACATACTCAAGAGTACGTTCTTTCTGGAAGATAACCTTACCGAGATCATCCGTCTGATAGATGCCACGAATGGTCTGATCAGCAATCTCAGTTTTCTTTGTAGCCTCAATCTCATCAACAGATTTAAGACCATTGTCTTTAGCAAACTTAGCCCAGTTAGCCTCAATCTCAGAGTTAACGTCACGTCCAAGAGCATCACGAAGATTATCTAGTTGCCCTTCTTTCACATGACGAGGATAGTAGTTCTTTATTTCAGGGAACTTAATGCCTAAATCTTTAGCTTCTTTAGTTAATCCGTCTAGTACTTTACGTACCTTCATGAACTCCTTACGCATTTCAGGTGACATTAAAGCCATTGCCTCATTAAACTTCTCACTCATTAGAGCAGCGTTAATTTGGCTCTGGCGCTCTTTTGGCATGTCACGGTACAGTTTACTGAATTGCTCAGCCTCCTTAAGCCTACGTCCTGTCTTAGACTGTGACGCATAGTCATACTCCGTCATTCGCTGAGCAGTACGTGGAGATATGTTACGCATACGTGTAATCATATTACCAAGAGCGTAGTCAACACCTGCAATAATTTTATTACGTGGCTTACCTCTCTCTATAGTAGGAGTTGGCGTTGCTTTTACCTTACCATTAAGAGGGGCAGCAGGTGCTTCCATTCTATCAACTTCAGCCTGTTGCATTGCCTGAACTTCTTCAGGAGTAGCTTGACGTTTGTTTGCAGGAATTACTCGCTCTACACGACCAACACCTTCAGCAGGACGCTGAGGCATCACAGCTTCTGGTAGAGGTTGTTCAGGGATAAGGTCACGGTTAGTAGCACCATCGTATGCTTGAGTCTTAGTAGGTAGTTTACCTACTTCGCCTAACATAGAAGGTGTTTCAAAGTCTCGAGTCGGTTGCCCGTTTTGTTTAACACGTGGGTCTTTAAACTCTAGTTCTTTGATGCGTGCAGGTAGCTCACCTGTCTGCTCATAACGAGCGTAATCACTAGCAATACCTTCACGACGAGCTATCTCAGCCTGTGTTTTGCGTGCATCCTCTAACGCTTTAACCTTCTCAATACGCGTAGCATTGATAGCGTCAATACGTTTTTGTCCTGCACTCTTCTGTACACGAGTCTGTTGTTTACGTAGCTTGAGTAAGTTTTGACGCTCAGTATCTAGTTTAGCAACATCATTCTCTAGGTTTTTAATACGACCATCAAGAGCCAGTCTCTCACCTTTAGGAGGTAAGTTGTTAGCAATGATACGCATCTCAGCAAGAGAAGCAGTCTGACGATCCTTAGCTTTCTGCTCAGCCTCAGCAAACATCTTGTTAACGTCTGAGTTAAACTGATTCTTTAATGCACGATACTCTTCACCACCATCAGTCTCAGGACGTAACACTCCCTGCTCATCAACAATACCTTCTGCACGTAGTGCTGCTTGTTGCTCAGCCTTAATCTCTTCTATGCGTCCTGCAGGCGCAGTAGCTTCTAGTTCAGCAGTTGTATCTTCAGCTATTTTACGAGCATCAAATGTTTCAGGAGATTCAAGACGTAAGATTTCAGTGTTAACCTCATCCGCTACTTTCTGAACCTCAGTGTCCGACATTGTCTCGATGGCTTCAGTCAACTCTTTAGGAGACATGCCCATACGTTTAGCTACAATAGCAAAAGGGATACCAAGAATAGCACCCATTGTTGCGCCTTCCTCTGTATTAGACAGAAGGTCACGTCCTTGCTCTTTACGTTCAGGCTCAACTAGACCACTAAAAGTACCTTGCAGTACAGACTGTAAGAATGCTTCCGTAGCTGTCCCACCTAGCTTCAATAAACCAAAGACTTTAGTAGGAATCATGATAGGGTCTTTACCCATACCTGCTGCTTGACCGTAAATAGTTGACCACGGGTTTGTCTTTTCAAGTACTGCAGCCATGAAATCTACTTCAGGTGAAGTTTTACGCTTATCCTCACCAAACAATCCCTCTGCAAACGTACCTTCAACTAACTCAGTACCCATCTCAGCAAGGCCAACAAGCGATGAAGCTGCAGTACGTTCCTGTGCTATGTTAGCAGCAAGACCGAATGGTATTTCAGTCCCACTTTCTTTGAGTTGCTGAGCTAGTTGATCAACAACAAACTGATAGGCTTCATCTTCCCTACCAACTTCCGCATACTTCTTTGGTACATCAACAGCACCAACGACAGGGAAGTTAAGAGTTACATATTCAGTCATGATGACTCCTAATTAGTAGCCGTACTTGCTACGCAGTGCTGCATTGAAAGAGTCTACGTTATGAAACTTAGCTCCTTCTGCGCCAGTGCCCGTGCCTGTCCCTTGATTGCTTCCACGCTCTTCCCACTTCTTAGTGGTAGCGTTCCAATCAAAGTAAACCTTAACTTTTTCCAAGTCATAAATAGGTTTATCATTTTCGTCAAGAACAGGCTTTCCTTTATATGTACGAATAACAGGAACTGTACGTTCTTCAACACGTGGCTTAACACCTTGTGCTTTAGTTTCTTCTTCTGCTGCAATGCGACGTTCACGATCAAGGACAGAATCACGCTTTTCTAAAACCTTAACGGCTTCTGCAGTATAACCAAGATCGTTTAGTTTTTTAGCGAAGTAAGCTAAGTTGTCAGACGTATCTAAATTAAACTCTCCGTCACGCATTGCTACAGTTTCGTCAAACAAGTTTTTAATGTTCTGAGCCTTAGCCTCTTCAGTACTAGTCATGCCCATCATGCCACCGACACTGCCGCCAATACGACGACCCATTGCCTGACCTTGCATGAAAGCATCACCGCTAAGCATAGCCTTATCGTAAGCAGCACGTTCCGCGTCTAATTGTTTCTGTCGAATTTCTTGAGGTGTAGTAAACATACCCATAAAATCATTAGCCATCATCTACTCCTTAGTTCTTACGTAGGCTGCCTAGTTCATTAGCCAAACCACTCCACATACCTGCACTACGCAAGCCTGATTGTTGGTTAGCCAAAGCAGCATTCAATCCACCTGACAACAAACTTGAAGCCTGTGCTGCACCTGCTGTAGAACCGTAGCCGCCGAATGTACCACCAAGTTCAAGAGGAGTAAGACCAAGCTGCTCAATACCAACACCAGTCTGGAACAAACCAGTACCACGAGCAATAGCTGCATCCAGTTCTGCTTGTGATTGTGTACGTGCCTGTTGAGCTAGAGCAGCATCAGCTTGTGAACGTGCTTGGTTAAGACCAAAGACATCAGGCTGTACCATACCACTTCCTGCACCTGCTCCAGCACCTGCCATACGCATACCTAGACGACCAGAGCCAAACAAGTCCTGTTGCATTGCTAGGTTTTCAGCTTGACGAGAAGGAGCCATCATAGCTTGCATCTCATCGTAGTATTGCTGTGCTGCTGCACCTGTATCCATAGATGTTGGCAATGCCTCTGCAGACATCATCATCATCTTGTCACGGTACGCAGCTAATGCAGGGTCAAGTGTATAACCTGCAGTTTGAGCATTAGGATCAAAGTATGATGTACCAAGACCAGTCGTTACACTGTACGGCTTAAACGCTGCTGCGTCTGTTGCAATTTTAGCTGCTGCTAAAGAATCTGCTCCGTATTGCTCACCTGCTTTGTTTGCTGCGTATGCGCCATAAGCAGTACCTGCTGCGTTAATAGCAGGACCAAGCCAATCTTGGTTTGTTTTAGCATAATCAGCAATACCAGAGCCAATATCAGCTATTGTTGAAAAGAAACCCATTATTTATTCCTCTTAATTACCGATCAAGACGTAACCACCACGTCCTGCATAACTTGTTGTACGGATATGCCCTGTCTGTTCTACGTCTGATACACCTAAGTGAGCAAGACAAGAAGAGGCCGCTGTTGAATAGTAGTCTACAACCATAGGTGAGTTTGGAGCACCTAGTGTTTGGTTTTTCTCACCTGAAGCTGCAGTAATTAAAGCATAACCTGCAGGAACAGTAATATCCTGAGTTGTTAACCCAGTAGCTGTACTGTAGTTAGACATGCTGCCATTAGTAATTAAATACTGATAGCATGAAGCATTATCACTACCACACACGACTGTATGCTGGCCAGCAGGAATAGCAAAGATAGCGTATATAGCTACCCTGTGCTTAGTCTCTGTACCTAGACGGTTGTCGTTACCGCCTAGTTCAAGTGTAGTTACATTACTTAGCTCATTACTTCCATCAATAGTACAAGTGGTTAAAGTAGGCCAAGCTGTAGTGCCAACCCTATCTCCAGATACTACCATAACTGCTGGGCCATCTACTGTATAACCAGTGCTCTCATCTGTTCCTAGAAACGTCAAAGAAGCTGTTGCAGTAGCCCCATAAAAATCATCTAGCGATAGAGCACCACTAGTAGGAATACCTGCAGCTACACCATAGTATTCATCCATAGCATGAGGAACAGTACCACCAAACTCAGTGGCAATGTCACCCAGACTAATTGCTCCTGATCCTTGTAGTGCCATTAGATTGTACCGTATGCTGTTACGTTGCCAATAACTGTCAAGTTACCTGAACTATCTAGTTTAGCTACATCTGTACCAGAGTAAGCAAAGATAAGATCAGTACCTGAGCCAGTTACTGTCCAGTTAGTGTTAAGCGTAAGTTCATCTGCAGTAAGGTCCAAATCACCCACTGCTGTAGCTGCTGCTGCATTAGCAATAGTAGTTGCTTCAGACTGTACAAATGCTGTAGTAGCTATCTGTGTCGTGTTAGTAGATGAAGATGCAGTAGGAGCTGTAGGAACACCTGTTAGTGCTGGACTATCAGTGTTAGCTTTTGTAGCTATCGCAGTCTCAATGGCTTCAAACTCATCGTCAATCTCTGTGCCTTTGACAATCTTACCTGCATTGCCTGAAGGAAGAGTATCCTTAGAGGCAAAGTCCGTTAATTTTGTGTAGTTGCTCATATTAGTACACTCTTCCTTCTTTCGTGTAGATGTCTAGCTTCTGAATAGATAGCTGACTTCCGTTAATCTTAGCTTCAAATCCTACTTGCAATACACCGCCTGATCCACCGACAGGAGCACGTACTGTGTCTGACAATGTACCAACTGTGTATTCAGCAGTAGTGTTATATTCTGCTACGCCATACTCAGCATTAGACTGTGTTGCAATTTCAATAGGGAATGATCGGTAGCTGTCATCATAATCATAACCAACCTTGAGTACGATGTCCTGACCACTACCACCAATCAATGTGGTAGATAGACGCTTCAAGAACTTCTGTCGTGTTGAATCACCGAAGTCAAAGTAGTTGGTGTAGTATTTGATTGTGTAGCTATTACCGTTATCTGTGTATCCGTAGTAACGTGACATACCATCAATACCGGTAAAGTATAAGGTATTGTTAGCTTCAATCATGTTAGTCTGTACTTGGTTATCCCAGACAGTGACACGTGCTGATCCGTCTTCTAGCATTGAGCGTGTATCAAAACAGTACACACGTTCATACTCAGGGATTAGCAGTAGGTAAAATGCTTCTGATGCAGAGTAGACACTCTTAACTTCTGTAGGATCAGAGGTCAATACGGCACGTACCAACTCATCACGAATGTTCTTAGATAGGTCACGCATTGGCTGTGACTTCTCTTGAATTAATCGTCCGAGACTACGCAAGCCATCCTTAGCTAGGAACAAGATGTCAGTACCAGTGTTCTGTACGCTGTCACGTGAGATACAACCAACACCATTGATAACCTCTACGAGTTTCATAGTAGCAGGGTTAAGAGATGTATCTCCGTCCGTGTCCCCGTAGATAACTACGTTGTCTTTACAGAAGATTATTAGACGACCTGCATGTGCACCTAGTGCTACAATCTCATCATTACCTTTTACTAGCACACTGGATAAATCAATACTACCCGCAGTGCCATCTTCCCAGCTTGTACCATCTAACGCATTAGACCAGTATACAGTTGTTTTATTGTCTTCAGTATCTGCAGCCCATAGTCGTCCGTAAGCAGAAATAACAGTATTAGCATTAGGAGGAGTACCCTTATCCCATGTAGCTGTAATAGTGCCTGAAGCATTAGATGTAGGAATGCTAGGAATAGTAAAGTAGTAAGAATTACTATCAATTACAGTGATGGTAAATGTACCATTGTAATCAGAAGGCGTAGCCCCGCTAAATGTTACTTCTGTCCCGTCAAGTAATCTATGATATGTGTGTGATACTGTAATCTTTTCAATACTAGCTACGGTAGTTCCTGTTGCATCTTGTGTAGGAATACTAGACATTTCGTAGTAGTATTCATCATTAGATGTTACATGAATTGTAAACGTGCCATTATAGCCAGTTTCATTAGCACCGCTAATCTTCACTTCATCGCCTGTAACAAAACCATGACTATCATGCTCTACTACAGCAATTTTAGAATTAGCTAACACAGTACCAGTAGCATCCTGTGACGGAGAACTACTCATAGTGTACTCGTATGTATTATCATCAAGTACAGTAATGGTAAATGTGCCGTTATACTCTGTCTCGTTAGCACCGCTAATAATTACTTCATCACCTGTAGCGAGACGGTGATTAAGATGTGTTATTTCTGCAACAGTGCCTGAGTGTGTAGCTGCAATTACATGTGTATTTAGAAGTGTAACACCCCATGTATTTAGCATTGTAACAGTAGCTGTGTTTGTAGCACTAGTTACATCATCAAGCACACCTGTTGTGGGATTGAAGTAGATTGGTTCATAGCCACGCTGAAACAAGTAAGCTGCATCGTTCAATGTAGCTGCTTGCCAGTTACCTTTAGTAATAGTACTTGATCCGCTGTACGTGACGGACGTTAATGTGCTTCCGTCTACAATGTAAAAACTATCATCAGACCATGCACCGAAGTAGCGTGTACCGTTAATATCAATAAACTCATGAGCACCAAGCAGGTTAACCCCTGTATGCCCTGATGTTAATAGCTGCCAACCTTTACGAGCACCCAGACGACCATACTTATCTATGACACAGTTGTCTGCTTGCAACGCAAAGCCAGCAGCGAGAGTAATAGAACTCTCCTGAGTGTTGAGCCCGAAGAATCCCGGAGCTGCAATACTTGCTGACTGTAGTGGTTTAGCCATTATACTTCCTGCCAGATTAGTTCTTCAGGGTGTTTGATTGCATCAAGGCTGATAGCATCATTCAGTGAACGTGTAGCTGTGATGTAAGCCGAAGAAGCCCCGACACCTGCATCTTCACCACGTTCTTCAATAGCCTTAGCATACGCTAGAAGCAGAACAGGCTGAGTAGGTACGTTACATACATCAGCATCTGTTTCCATTTCTTGCTCACGCTGAATCACGTTAAAGCGTAGTGTCTCGACAGCATCAGGAATAGGGTAGACATCAACGATTGTATCACCGTCATTATCCACACCATTAAAAGAATAGAACATAGGGGAGCCAGTTTCAGGACTAGTCAATAGGAATTGCTTAGTCATCCACTTAGCTTCTTTGTACTGTAAGTAATTATCCTCTGTGTCGTTAAGAACTTCTAACACCTTGATGTTGTTCTGCGAACCAGTCAGGACATAAGAGAATGTAGACGGGACAGTTGTAGCTGTAATTGTTGTACGTAATGCACTCCAGTCCCAACTATCTTCCACTTCTCTTTTAGCATCATTAATCAGGACACCAATTAATGAGGAATAAGCGTTTTCGTTAACAGATGATACTTGTCGTTCCCTAAGACGTTTAAGTATGTTGTTAACCATTTGAAGGTATGTCATGTTGTTTCCTACTATATAGATGAGGGTAGCATACTTTTACTAAAAAGTCAAGTATTATTTTATCAGTAGCTAGAAGAATAATCCCGACCACCAATCGCTTCACCTGAGCTGTCTGTTACGGCATTACCTGAGCTATCACGAACTGTACCTGTTACACCTCCTGCTGCGTTTAATGCACCTACTTCACCAGAAGATGTAGTACCAAAGCCGTAGCCTTGATCAATTTCTTGAAGCCCAGTAACAGGATTTACAAATGAATCAACATTATCTTTTTCATTCATGCCAATGTAGTTAGTAAATAAACCTTGAGTAATTGGCTGAGCAGCAAATGATGCAGCAGCGTTCCAATTATCTCCTAACGGATAGATGTATGGAGCAGTTGATTCTGCGTATGGGCTAATACCTGTTATATCACCTAAGAAAGATAGTGGATTATCAGCAATATAGCCAAGAGACATCCCTGCATTAGCTGCATTAATGTCCATAGGATCAGCCACCATTGCACCTGCCGAGTAGCGGTTCGCTAACTCTTTAGGATTATCCATTATTTCTTGAACCTGCTCTTCTGTTAAAGCCTGATCGTTAAAGTAACTTTCAATCAAATCCTTTTCTGCAGAGTCCATTAGACTAGTAGCAACTGTCCCAAATAAACCAAATGGAGCTAGTCCCATAAGAGTCTTACCCCAGTTAGTCTCAGCTCCTGATTGATATGCTACAGCATCACGTAGCTTTTCTTCTTTAGTTCGTGTATCTTGTGGAGCTACATACTCATTCCCACCGTCAGCAGCTACATTCTTCTTTAACACGCCTAGATCAGTCTGGTCACTATAGTAATCAGGAGTAGTTACAGTAGGAGTAGGGCCGCTATCAAGCATACCACCACCACCTAGTATACCTTGCGCACGCAGCTTAGCGAGACGGGCTAAATACTCTGACATAGTTTCAGTAGGTAGTTTGTACATCTCTGCGTTGTACGTAGCCCCTGTGTATTGTGGCAAATCAGCCATTATCTTTATCCTCTTTCTCAAAGATTTCACGGTCAGTATTCATGACGGTGTTGCCTTTGTTAATTAGTACATTGTCCTTAGTGATGTCAAGAGTGTAAGGATCAGACTCTGCTGACTTAACACGTAGCAGGTCAAGCATCTCCTTAGCAACAGAAGTCATAGGGTCTTCTTTCTCTGCACCGGACTGACTCATCATTATATCCAATACTGTCTTGCCAATTAAAGTAGAGATAGAGGACACTACAGCCACAAGACCAGCATCTACGTTAGGAATCATGATGGTGTAAATTACTGTACCCAAGGCAGCAAGAGCTACCATTGAGTTGAGAAAATAAACCACAATGCTGTCTTTGAGTTGGTTGTCTTCTCTATTTTTCATTTAAACCATCCTTGCTTTTCTTCAGCTTTAATCGGTGCAGGACACTCGCCTTGCACTTCTACTACACGTTCAGTTTCTATAACTTGAGGTACACTAACTAGCTTAGTCACTTCAATAACTTCTGGCATAGTAGGCAGAGGTTCAAACTTAAACTGATAAGCTACTCCGCCTGCAAAGCACACGACAAGCATGCCTATGTATAATATAGCTCCTAAGAACTTCTTCTCTTGATCTTGCATTATCGACCTGCTATTGATGCACCAAAGTATGCACCGATGATTGCTTGAAAACTAGGAATGATTACAGGTAGAACAACACTTCCTTCTAACTGTACCCACTTCTGCTCTATTTGTGTCGTGTCAATCAGGCCGAACAAATAACTTCCACCAGTCTGTATTTCTTGTAACACATTGACTGGCTGAGCAAGAGGCATTAGAGCAAGGAGAACAATAACTGCTGTAATAGACAAAGCAATTACACGACGAGTAAATGCAAAGTAACTATTACTACTAGCAACTTCATTAACTTTATCTATAGCTCCTTGACGTGCAGCAAAGGCTTGGAACATTTCTTTACGTTCTTCAGCCTTATTCTGCATCCCCATGCTAAGTAGCTTGACGATAGCACCAAAGATGCCACCGCCAATGAGAGGAAGTATTTCAGTTAGCATTACCTGTCAACCTTCTTGTCTATCTTCTCTTCTATGTGGTCTAGCTTTTCAAAGACACGTAGCATGATGGAATTAAACTCTTCCTTCTTAACGTACTCACCTGCAACCAGTACTTCTATTTTACTCAGCTTGTCTGCTAAGTCCTTGTCAGCTTCCTGTAGCTTGTTTAGTGAGTCCCAGATGATTCTCATAAACCAGCCACCAAGAAGCATTACAAAGCCCATTGCTACGTTGTACAGTTCTTGGTAGTCCATAGGTTACACCTTTGGGTATTTATCTTTAACAGACTGAATCTGTGTCGCCATCTCTGATGGAAATACTCCTGCATGGAATAGAGCGTCAAGCTGATCTCCAATAGAAGGATACTCAGAAGCACGTTGGTACGCATAGAAGCTAGGATCATCTTCATGGTAAAAACCTACACCATTCCAAAACAATCCTAGTTTGTTATCACCTAAGTTAGCCTCTACAACCTTATTTACACTGCCATCAGGATACTCGCTATGCACACCAACGACACGGTTTTGTTTATTAAGTTCATAAAACATATTGCTTATCCTTTGACCAGTATGTCTGTTGTAGATACGGCAAGCCCGGCCTCATATCCAGACGCATACACAACGTCTGAAATAGTACCGTCACTCTGAATGTAATATTTAGATCCTGCTGTTAACCCACTGTGGACATCAGATGCACCACCTAGTGTTGTAATTGTAGCTGTATTTCCATCGGAGTATGTTCCGCTTGAAATACCGACATAGGCTTCGCTATCTGCTGTTGTTAGTGTGTATGATGACGTAGCAAACTGACCAACGGCAACAGACAATCCGGGAGAATCTCCGTTATAGTATGGATACACTAACCCACCTTCCTGAGCAGGGTTGAAAACCATAGGTTTAAATCTATTTGTATCGCTTGCTACGGTGATATCACTACCAATTGATACTGTTGTACCGCTAACTGTTACAACGACAGCGTACTGTTTGAAGTTTGCTAAAAACTCACCTGCGGTAAATGGGTTTGATGTAAGAGAGCCATATTGATCAGTAATTTGGTGACTAGGCCACCATACAGCAGAACCTATACTTAGGCTTGTTCCAGATACATTTGCGGCTTTAAAGTAGTGATAACCATAAGGAGAGGTAGAATACGAAAATAATATCTTCCCAGAAGTGGTTTGATCGTATGCACACCAACACCCATAACTGTCTGAGCCATCTAACGTATACACACTACCTAGAGATATAGAAGTGCCGGAAAGTGTGCATATTCTTGCTGTTGAATCTGCATGAGAATATGTGAATGCAAAATAATTTGCATTGTGTGGATCGAAGTTGCAACGTGCTTCGCCATTAGTGCCAGTACCGCTTACTGCTGACCCAAAAGAAACAGATGTTCCTGTAACTTGCCCTGCTTGTACCTTACACCCACCAGATGCACCACATATGATAAACCTGCCTTCATTGTGTGGGTCTACATCCATAGTACCATTTTCAAAACGCTCAACACTGTCGTAAATTGAGCCGTATGAAACAGAAGTTCCAGATATAGTTCCAACAATTACATGGGTGTTATTACCGTTTTCATCGTTAAATGCAATGTATATTTTATTCTCAGCTACTTTGTCGAACTTAACAGCCATCATGCCTGATGTGTTTCCAGTGTATGGAATAATTCCTGCTACGCTGTCGTTATGAGTTACAGTTAGCTTTCCTGCAACTACTTCAAACAAAGACAAATAAAGTTTGTTTGTGTCTGCAACATTTCTAAATACCATTGCAAATCTACCCGCATTGTGCGGATCAGCATCAATAAATTTCTCATTACCTTGACTGCTAGTGGATACTCTTGTCGATGTCACTGGGAACGTGTCTGCAATAGATGTCACATATTCACCGATTTGAGAGACCGTACCGTCTGAGTTTACTAATACTGCGCTTCCAGATGCTATAGCACCAGATGCTGTAGCTTCGATAGTGCCAGACTTAACAGCACTATCAAAGTTATCTGAACCACGAATTACACTACTCATAGGTTACACCTTCGGATACTTAGCTTTAACTGCAAGACACGCATCAATGTAAGCCTGCTTCTGAGCCTCATCACCTTTAACAACAGCATCCATGTAGTCTTCTACTGGTGGATACTCTGCTGCACGTTTCTCAGCATAAGTACGTGTATCTACTGGAGCAGGAGGAGCAGAGAATGTTGTGCCATCCCACACATAACCAACCTCAACTGTACCTGTGTAGTCTTTAACTACTTCTA